GCCTTAATAAAAGCACATTGGACATCTTTAGGAGAATTAAGAATACATTTAGGGACTTCTTTTGTTCTTGCCACCGAATGTTTCGGGTAATCCAATAATTGAGTAAGTAAATGGGTAAATTCATTACTTGTTATTGCTATTGCCCCATCCTTTCCCACATTAGCTGAAATTCCAAATTGTTCTTTAATTATTCTAATAACATTATTTTTACAATATGCTTTTCTTGATGAAATTACTACAAATTGGTCTGATACTAAATTACCATCTGCTATATAATACCCTAAAAAAGTTCCAATATCTTTATTAACTGATAAAGGTACTTTTATTTTATTTGTAAATTTATTATCAGAATTTTGAAAATTTATAGGGTACTCTTGAGTAGCATATTGATTTATCCCAGGAACAATAACCAAAATATCATCTTTAGTTATATCAGATAATTTTTTGAAAATATACTCAGCTTTATCTGTAAATACAATGATTTTATGGTCTGGTGTTCCCTCTATTTCAAATCCTTTTGATGTTCTTATTTTAATAGTTTTATAAACTTCCTCCTTCCAAAAATAATTTGTTTCTGCTGTTTTATCTTTATCAATAAATACAGTAGTCTTATATAGACTTTCATTATAAGGTAATGATTCACCTATATCATCAATTCGTTCCATCCCTTTATTAGAAAGAATATATGAATTTTTTATACACTTTCCTGAACTTTTATCCCCCACTATATTTATAATCCTACCAAATGGGTATCCATATCCAATACCACCACCCACTACCAAATCCATAAGGAAAGAACCAGTGGGGGCATATCTTACAATTGGTTCCTCTTTACTTTGTGTTTTTATTTTCTTTACGGTTTCTTCCAGGTCTGTTATAGAGTTCTGCAATTTCCTCTCTCCTCACGCACATAGTACCTTCTCCCCTACCAAATGGCATATAGGAAATGGCATTTCTTCTAATTAACTGATAAAAATATGACCGATTAAATCCAAATTCTTTGGATGCTTGCTTAGTGGTTATCCATCCATCATCCGGTGTAATAGTACACGATTCAATATAAGCATCTAATTCTCTTTGATATATAGCAGTCAACCTATATTCAATAAAAGATTTCTTAAAGATGCCTCTATATTTTCTTACAATATAACGAATACCATTATGTGTAATTGGAAAACCACGAGAGAGGCAATATTCAGTTGCCTCTCTCACATTCATAGGAATTGTCACTTCTTACCTTTCAAGGCTCTTTTAGCCTTAAAACATTCTTCAAAATTTTCACAATCTTCACATTCATCAAACTTGTCAGTATCTACTGCAAATTTATGCCCATGAGGGCAACCATTCTTATCAATTTTATTCTTCTTGTCATCTGTAGAAAGAGGGTTATCATCATCAGTTTCTTTTACATTTTTCTTACCTTTCTTTTCTTCCACCTTCTTTTCTTCTTTTACTTCTTCCTCCTCATCATCATCATCATCATCATCTTCTTCTTCCTCATCGTCATCATCCTCTATGACAGCTTTCTTTCCTTTTGGCTTTCTATCTTCCTCGTCATCATCATCATCCTCAACATCAGCATCATCACCATAGAAAATAGCCTTAATTTCATCATAAGAATGAATCTTCATAAACTGGTCAAGACTAAGAATATCTTTAAGAAGTTCCTTATTCAAAGGCTCATCCCTGTCAAGGAATTTGAATGACTTAAATTTGAAATACTTCCTCTTATCAAAAGATTCTTCATCAGCCCTAAACTTTACAACTTTCCCTTTCTTGAAATCAATGAAGTTTACTACCTCACCATTTTCCCCAGCATCCCCTGCTTCATTCATAAGCTCATCATGGAAATACTTGAAGGAACCAATCCATACCTGAACACCAGCATCCCTATCCTTCTCATCCACAATGTTATAGGCTACTTTATGGGTAGGCCAACATTTTTGTGCTTCCTTTTCTTTTCCCTCATCCTTAAACTCATTTCCAGCTTCACAAATAGGACATTTCTTTCCAAAAGTTCTATTAGGGCAAATTACATCAGCATTACCTGGCCCCACATACTGATGAATCCACAGGTCAAGAACAAAATCATCCTCACCTACTTCAGCATCCTTACTCTTAACAAGAGGATGGTTAGTAGTGGCAATCTTATAGGGTAGAATATTGATATAATTCTTATCCTTCTTGGGCTTCCAGAATTTTACATCCAGCTTATCAAAATTAAGAGCCTGTTCCCTATTACTTCCAGTACCCCTATTTTCATTTCTTTGATTCAGTCTTTCTTGCAAAGATATTGCCATTATTCTTCCCTCGCTCTCATAAATTTTTCTGTCTCCGCATCAAGGCGAAGTGCCACATCCCTAAAATTGTCTCCTTCATTAACTGAAGCAACAAATTCAATATCCAATGTTTCATAATTTCCCAAATTAAATTTTCTACGAACAGTTACTTGCTTTACATCAACATCAATCTTCACCATTGATTGCTCTCCTTAATGCCCTATCCTTATTAGATGAAGTGGATTCTTTTTTAGCCCCTTCAGGGGCAGCGTAGAAACCACCAATAAGAAGTGAAGTAAGATTATTCAACATAGACTTTCTATGCTCAAATGCAGACTTAACTACATCCACGATAGCAAGTTCCTTAGTTTTTTCTCTAATAATTTCTTGCCTTTCAATTACTGAATCCAATGAAGTAACTTTAGCTGAAACACCAGGTTCAGTCATCTTTCCATCTTCATCAACATCCCATTTAGCTCTAACCTTAATATCACTTTCAGCTAAATGAAGTTTAAGTTCATCTTTCAAGGCATCTAATTCAGCCTGAATTTCTGCTTTCTTTTCTGAAATTTCAAGATACCTACCAGAATGTTCAGCACATTCTTTTGGCAGATTAAATCTATTTATTTCTACCATTGAAGCATAATCACTCATTCATTATCCTCCATTGCTTCATCTTCATCATCTTCATCATCTTTATCTTCATCAATCTCCTCATCTTCATCTTCCTCGAAGTCGGAATCGTAATCTTCATCAAAAGCGTATTCATCTTCCAAATCATCATCCTCCTCCAAATCATCTTCAAGTTCTTCTTCTAATTCATCCAAATCAATAAGGTCATCTACTTCCAAAGTGGAATCTTCCATTTCTTCAGGTTCCTTTTCTTTCATAATTTCTCCTTTTGTTTCTTCTATGATTTCACCATTCTTTTTTCGTCTTATTATATCTAATTTATTATATATTTTTAACAAATCACTTTCTGAAAAATCTGAACCTTGACTTCCTCTTTTCATAGGAATACCAAGTTCCCTAATAACTCGTATTACACCTATTTTATTTATGCCATAGGGTTTACCTATATCACTACACCTCATAATGTATTGTAAAACTCCTATACTATTATTATAGTATGCTACTATCAAATAATGGCGGAAAGACAAGCTAAAGTTATGCCCGACTTGCCATTATTATAAGTATTTTCTGAAAATGCTTCTAGTGCTTTTATAGCCCTATCATTCATTTTCCCATTAAGTAATACAGCGTTCATATAACCCAATACAGCATACCTCACTTGCTCAGGGTCATCTAATTTGTTAGCTATATTAAGTTTCTTTAATATAGTTGCAATACTGTTCCATTTATTTTTATCATCCAATAATGCACGACACAATTCAATTATTTCTGTATCATCTTCTTCTAATATATTACTTTTTATATATTGTAACTGTTCCTTTTCAGTTCCTAAAGAAGCAATTCTTTCCAATAGCACTAGAGCCTTTCTAGGGCATCCTTCAGATTTATCTGCTATTTCCTCAATGATATTATTACTCAATCCAATGGATTCTAAATCATTTACCCTAATAATTATTTTACTTATTTCATCTGAAGATAGTAATTCAAATTTCACCTCAGTACATCTTGTTTTTAATGGTTTGATAAGTTTTTGTGGGTCTGTAGTACAGAGAATAAAATACACATAATCAGGAGTATCTTCAAAAGGTTTTAGCATAGCATTTTGAAAGTCTGATGTGGTTTTTTGAATTTCATCAATAATGTATACAGTACAACCGGACATAGGTATTAGACCCATTCTTTGCTGTATCTCTCTTGCAGTATCAATACCTCGATTATTAGATGAATTTATTTCTTTAATATCCAATTCATCAGCACCCAACATATTTGCCACTATTCTAGCAGTTGTAGTTTTTCCAGTCCCACTAGGGCCAGTAAACAAATACACATGAGAGTGATTAGTTTTTTCCAATGCACTTTTTAGTGCTTGAATAGCCAATTTATTCCCAACTATTTCATGGAAAGAAGTTGGTCTGTATTTTGTATACAGTGTCATTTTTTATCCTTTTCAGATATAACTTGCCTTAGATACATAACCAAATCTAAAGCCTCTTGGTAAGCATCCATTAAAGCATCCCTGCCATTATGAGTCATTAAATAAGTGCCATATTTACTTTTACCCATTTCTGCTCTATCTATTAAATCTCTTAATACTAAATCCAAAACTATCTTTTCCCCCTTAATTGGGTCTGGCTCATGTTCTGCTACTTTACTCATTTTCTTCATTATCCTTTCTTAATATTAAAACACATTGCCCAAAATACTTTTTATTTCCAAGTATTTCACAAGTAACATAATGAGTAGGAATAGCCATATCTGCATAAAAACTTATGAGATTTTCTTGATTACATCTAAGTATTTGCAATGGGGGTTCATTTTCTTTTCTTCCTGTTTCTCTAAAAAAGAAAGTGTCTGATTCATTACTCATTTTTACTCTCCTGTTAAAATTCCTACTTCTTCCATTTCCGACCAATTACCATCTACTTTACTAATACTTTTCTCAATCCCCAACGGAACAATTAACCAATCCCAATATTCCCTTATCTTTTGAGTTCCATACAACCAAATCAAATAATCAAATTCTTCTTCTTCCTCTGGTAGAATATCAGGAACAGTAGCATCATGGATTTGTCCAATCAATTTAGTATCCATCTTTAACTTTTCCAATCTTTTAGTTAATCGAGTGAACGTCCAAAGTAAACAATGGAAAGCACTTCCCTGGACAGGGCAGTTAAGAATTTGATTTCTCGTCATAGGCCCATAGCATCTGAATCCTGTTTTCAAATCTACATATCCATTTTTATCATATTCACTTAAAACCTTTTCTTTGTACTCATAAGCCACAGGAAATCTATTAAACCAAAAATCATCTTCTACATCTTTAACATGACTAATCATGTCATCTACATTTCGTATTCCTTTAGTTTTCAAATGGGTGATAGTTTCTATTGGAAGTTCATTCCAAATTTGCACACCTGTATTCTTATAATAAGAACCATAAAATGTAGGGAACACAAACCCATTCTTTGCTACATACCTTTCTTTTTTATTTATATCATTAGGTTCTTTCAAAACTAATTGGCTTGCTATTTCCCTGTGCATATCATGTTCTTCTGTAATGAATTTAATAAGAGTAGGGTCTTTATTGTAACAGGCGATAGTGCAATTTTTTACTATAATACCAGAGGATAATGCAAAGTTGTGAAATTTATCCACGGTAATATTATAAACATCCATACTAGAATGTTTTTCAATTTTTATAACTTTGTGATTTTTTTCTTTCTTTCTTTCTTCCCACCATAATTTCTTAACTAAAGAACTTCCTTTAATTGTAACCCCAAATACATCTAAAGCTATTAATGAATGTGCAAGCATATGTGAGCCATTATTCATATTTATTTTTTTATAATTTACTCTCGATTTTCCTTTAATAATAGTAGAGTAAAATGGCATTAAACTTTCACCTATACTCAAATTATTAGCATTTTTATACTCCCCATTTCTAAGCATAAAATTATGCTCAGGAGTGCAAATTACATCCTCACCATTATCAAGAGTGACTTTTATAGTGTCTTTATTTTTACCAGTTTTGGCCCCATTAATGACTTTTGAAATACCAATTCTTTTTTCTATATCATTATAACAATACACATAAATATCTTCCTTATTAAAATTTTCTACAATATCTTTTAATTTTCTTTTTCCATCTATAGTTTCTATTAATGTTTCACCATCAAGACAAACTTCCATAGCCCTGTAGTCATATTCACCTAGTTTATGTCCTGGCCTCGGTTTGAACATCATTCTAAGCAATGGGGCTATTTCAGCATCCCTCTTAGGTATGTTTTGGAAGTTCGGATCAGTGGATGAACTTCTAAAAGTTTGTACTGTATGCAGATTAAAAAATGGATGGATTAAATCATTCACACATTCCCTTTTGAATCCTACTAAATAGGTATCCCTTACTTTGCTCCATCTTCTCCATTCCATTACATCTTTCACAATAGGAATATCAATCTGCTCCATTGCATCTTTGTCAGCTTTAGGTTTCCCTGTTTTTGTCATTTTATCAGGTTTATACCCTAATTTATTATATAAAAGATATGGAAGGTCTTGAACTGCACTTAACCTAAATGGGTCATCCTTATCCCATTTTTTCATTTCTTTGGATTCAAATACAGATTTTTCCAAAGAGTCCATCATTCTAGTTATTCTTTTATTTATTTTACTGCAAGTATTAATATCAAATGGAAGCCCATTATATTCTGCCTTTGATAAAGCAATAGAACCATCAACAAATAATGTCTGTCCTTTTTTCATACTTGCTGATAATAATTTATTTTGATGTTCATATAGTTTGTAAGTTCCTAAAGAATCCATAGCATTATATGTCAATAATTCATCTATAGGGGCTTCTTCTATTTTATTGTAAGCATTAGCTCCATACAGAGCTTCATCTTCCTCTGATGCAGAAAGGTACTTATCAATACTAGCATCATACCCTGCTATTCCAAGAGTAAGATACAATTGAAATTTCAAATTAACCTTTTTAATGCTATTTATAATATGGGCAGCCAGCATTGTATCCCATACTATATTATTAGGCCAACATCCTTCAGAATTATTATATCCTCCCCTTGCTTTAGTCCATAAGACTTCAAATTTAGCATTATGAGCTATTTTACCTACATCTGATTTCATCAAATCCAACCAAGCATCCCTAAAAGACTTATTATTAAAATAAGGAAAAGAATAAGAAAACATACCATCACTTATGGAAACTGCCACTATTTTATGTTTTTCCCTATATGGCTTTTTCCCCGTAGTCTCATAATCAAAAGCTATTATAGATTTTTTCCTCATGTATTTTACTATAGCAATGGCTTCTTCTACATTAGTAATAGTAATACATTCAGAAAAATAATTAGCCTCATAGAAAGGGACATCAGCCAATTTAATAGCTTTCTTTATATAAGTAGAAGTTTGTTTTCTCAGGATTGGATTTTCTTTTTCTTCATCAAACTTATTAGTATACATATCTTTGGGGTGCCATGTAGGACAAATCCAACATTTGTATTCTTGGTCTGGAATAGCACTACCAACCCAATCTGCCATAGATAGTCCAGACATTCTTCCTATTGTCTTATGTTTCACTAAACTATCCATAGCAGTTTTTCCTAATGGAATAATAACTTTAGGCTTGCATTTTTCTATAGTAGCCATTAAATGTTTTTTACAAGCCATAATATGTAATGGAGTTATCTTTTTATTTGGTCTACAATTTATTGCAGTTGTATACCAACAATCAACATCTAAATCCAATTCCATTTTATCAAGGATTCTTTTTACAAATTTTCCTGTAGCCCCTGAAAATAAAATGCCTTTATTATCATCTTCTTCACTAGGGTATTCATCTATAAACATGATACCCTTTCTTCCTTCTCCAAAGCATCCCATTTTTTGGGAATTACAACTAAAAGATAACCCACATTCTTTACAGGAATATTCAGTTTTTACTATCTTTTCTCTTTTTACTTCATCACCACGAACTATCTCTTTGAGTTCTTCTTCATTAAAGAAGCCTTTAGGCATTATGCTTTCCCTTTTTATTTACTCAATGTTCCTATAAGTTGAATACCCTTTGCATTTCCAAGAATAACTTTAGTTGTTTTACTTCCCTGTACTTCAGATTCTTTCAAATAAAAAGAAGTATAAAAATCCAAACCACTCATAATCATATTATAGTCAATATAGATAGTAACAGGATCAAATTCCTTTTCTATTTCCTTAGTCCATTCCACTTTTTCACTATAATTACCAGAAGTCCTTTCTGCTGATACTATTAAATTCTTATTGGAAAACTCCAATTTTATGGTTTTGTAAGACTCCATATCTATGGAAAATGAAGAAGCCCTATCAATTGCTTTAGCTAATTCAGATGGAAATTCTCCTGTAACATCATCATTTGATTGGTCATGTTTCTTAATCAAAGATGTAATAGTATCTATAGGATATTTTCCACCTAGTTTTTTACAAGAAAATAACACCCCATCATTATTCCTAAAATGAATCCAAGAATCCCCATTATTATATTCAGCAACATCTGATATGCCCAATAATTGTTTTACAAAAGCATTAGGAATCCACATATAATCCATTGGTGCTGTAAGTTTATACCAATTAACTCTCATTTCATCAGTAGAAGTAATTACAAAATCTTTTATGCAAATGCCTGATAATTGTGAATTATTTCCACCTATGTAAGCATACTTAATACAATCCATAAAGTTATTTGGTATCTTATGCCAATCATCTTCTTTGGGTGTTATTTTATCTATGTAATCCATTATTTGTGTATCAATTAAAGCAAATTCAGCTTTAATAGAGCCACATTTTAACAACCAAGAAGAATCTGCAACAATTATTTTTATTTCTTTTTCAGGAAATTTATTGATTATATTATAAAATTCTTTAGCTTTTACTGAACCAACTAAATCACTTTCAAATTTGCAAGCTATACTAATATTATCATTAAAAGTATGCACATTGTTATTACAAAATGTGAATGAATCTGCTCCTTGAATAAGTGGAAACTTATCATCAATGCCAGGAAGTGCTTTTTTCAATACTGAAAGTAATTGTGTTTTATCAAATGTCATTCCCTTCTCCTTTTATGTTTTTCTTCATGCTTTGTCTCAAATTCTTCAAGTTCATTAACCATTTTACTATCTAAGCAAGCCTTACCTATATCTAAACATTGTAAAGCAACTGCTTGTCCAGTTACTTGTGCTTCTTCTCGAACAACTAAGTTACTTATTCTAATTATCCCTTTCTCCTTTTCATTATCTTTTTGATTGATAGCAACAGCAGCAGTTACATGAGCAATCTTTCTAATATCCTCAGAAGCATCACCCCTTTTAACATCCCTATCAAATGTTTCCTTTGCTGTTTGTGAAGCAGTAACAACAAGTATATTTCTTTCTTGGCTTATTCTTCTTAATCCTTTCCATACATCATCCAACTGATGCCTGTATTCCATCTTTCTAGTAGAAGCAAGCAAATCAGCATAATCTATGACGACAACATCAGGAACATAATTATCATAATAGGACATATTATCAAGATGAGCCTCTATATTATTTACAGTAGCTTTATACCCTGATAACTGAACTATCTTTACTCCACCTTTCCGTGAATATAATTTAAGAGTTTTTTGTTGTTCTTTTATTTCATTTATATTTACTCCATTTATTTCTTCAATTTTTGTTAAAATTTCAAAAGTATCCTTACCTTCTACTTCAGAAAAATATGGGATAATAACTTCCTTTGTTTTCTTTGGCCTTCCTACAAGTGACCTCCAAGCCCTTCTTACCATTTGTTTTTTAGTCATTTCCAAAGTAAAGAAAACTACCTTCAACCCTTTTTTCATAGCAACTTCAGCACTATACCAAAGCCACCAGCTTTTCCCTCGTTTCATTGGAGCCATAAAGGAAAAGAAATCACCTCTATGTAAATCCCCAATTACATTTCCTACAGCACCATTGAAATGAAAAAGAAATTCCTCATCTTCATTGAAAGCATCTATTATTTCTTGCGTATCAGTGAGTAATGATACCCCCTCCTCATTAGCCACTTCTACTCTTGAATACTCTGATACTATTTTTTCAGCTATTAAATCATCATCTTTATTAACAGCATCTTGCAAATTTTCTATCAGTTCCTCCATTGACCTGATTTTTAGATAATGAGTTGCTTGCTTTATTGAAAAATCTATATTATTAGGGATTGAGTTCTCATAATCTTTCGATAAGTTTGTCAAAAACTCAGCAACTAAATCAGCAACCTCTTCTTTTCTTATTTTACCCCTTTTTTCTCTATATAATTCTTGTATGTTTTTTCCAGGTGCCACTTTATAAACTTCAAAATATTCTTTAATCCATCCACCTATTATTTTTGAATATTCACTTTTCATTATATTAGGATTAAAAATGGGCATAATTTGTCTAGAAAACTCATCAGAAACAATAAGGTTAGTGATGAGTTTTCTTTCAGGGTCTATATTTAATTTCTTTATTTTCATTTTTATTCCTATAGCTATTGGCTATTAAATCATCAAAATCACCAGAAAACATACTATCAACTTTTTCACCATCTAAAATAGCTTTAGTCCACTTAAAACTCTCCTCAAGGCTATCAATTATTCGATTTTCAACGGTTCCATTAGCAAACAAACAATAAATACTGACATGATCAGCTTTTTGTCCATATCTATGAACCCTATCTGATATTTGTGTAATCTGCCCAGGAGTATCAGGATACTCTACAATAGCCACTGAATCAGATGAAGTTAAGGTAAGTCCTTCACCACCAGCATCTATTTGGCCCAAAAATAATTTAATTTTTTTATCCTCTTGGAATCTATCCTCAGCATCTTGTCTTTTTTGAGCAGTAACACTTCCATCTACCTTGACTGCTATATTTTTATATCTATTCCATAAATCAGCTATAGGTATTTTATGCCAAGTAAATATTACTAATTTATTATGATCTTCTAAAAACTCATCAATCCAATTAAATACACTATTTCTTTTAGCCATATAAGCTAATTGTTTCAAAGTAGAAATATGCCTTTTTATAATTTTTTTATTTAATACTGATTTTCCTAAAAATTGTAAAAAATCATTATCAGCATCTCTATAATTTTTAGCTTCTAACGTATCTAATTCTAATGGAATTGGTATAATTTCTTTCTCCGGCAATTCAGGAAGAACTTCACTTTTTAATCTTCGTATCATCACCTTATTCAATAACCCATGTAGCTCCTCTTGATTTGTAGCCCCATCAAATTTCCAACCAAAATTAGTATATTTTGGGTCACAATATTTATGTAAATATAGATATTCATTAGAAAATAACACAGGGTCTATTAAATTAAGAATATTAAATAAAGATGATGGTCTTTTTCTCATTATAGTTCCAGATAAAGGAACTAATATTTTAGGATTACTTTTGCATACCATTTCATTAAAACTTCTAGTCCATATTGCTTTTTTATTTGCTAATCTATGTGCTTCATCAAGAAATATACCAATTATATTCTTTTTTATTAGTTCTTTCCACCAACCATAAGTTGATATAGGTTTAGCTCTATATTTTTTACCCTCTTTTATCAATTTATCTTTTCTTTCTAATTCAATTTTTTTATCTTCCTCATTTTCTTTACCTAAAATATGATAATTTATAATATAAAATTTAGCATTAGGTAACTTAGATTCTTTTTCACCATAAATAATATAAGCATCTTCAAAAGTCCATTTTTTTATCTCTCTTGCCCATTTTAATTTCATTGAAGCAGTACATACAATTACAAATGAACCTTCATGTAAATGAAGTTTAGCAATTCCAATTGCTTCTATTGTTTTTCCTGTTCCACAATCATCCCCAATAATGGCATACCCGTCACGTTCTTCTACAAATTTTACTGCCAATTTTTGAAATGGTTTAAGACCTTCTAACTTTTTTTCATCTATTTTTACTTCTTTCTTTTGCTTATTAGAAAATAAGGCTTCAGCAGTTGCTGTGAAAACCCAATTATCTTCTTTTAATTTTTTTATATTTTCAGGAAGTGGCGGAACAGTCCAATACTTCAATTTCATTACAAATGAAGCACCAACTAATTTCTTTACAAAATCCAATCCAGATTTGAAGTCATCACCCCCAAACCTTACAATTAGAGTATTATTTTTACTGTCTACTGTTTTCATTTATTTTTTATACATTTTTATAAAATAAGTAGTATTAAATAAAACTTTATATTCTATAACAAAACCATCTTTTATTGCTTTCTGTTTTCTTACAAACAAAAGTAAGAATCTTGTAAACCAACCTACTTCATTCATAATCCTAACTCCTTTTTAACCATAAGTAATTCATCTTCAGTCAAACTACCTGGATCATGTTTTAATTCAGAATCAAATATTTCAACGTCTAATCCTAATGAAGCAAGTAAATTACCTTGCTTTTCTGCTCTTTTTTGAGCATTTATTTCAGGGTCAAAGAAAAATGTAACTTTATTAAATCTACTTCTTATTAACTGCACTTGTGATGGAGTCATTTCAGTTCCTAATGTTCCTGCCACTCCATCACCTAACCGCATTACATCAAATGGCCCCTCTACCAATACTACAGAACCTGAATCACATGAATCTATGTTATATAATAGTTCCTTTGCTGAAATAATACTCTTATCTACATCCAAAGTTTTATATCGTTCCATGCCCTTCTTTATAGCCCTACCTTGAAAAGATACTAATTCTCCCTTATAAAAAATTGGTATAATAATCCTGAATTTCCATTCGCCTACAGGCCCAACTCCTTTTAACTTGTACTTATCCTCCAAGTAATTAACATCAAATCCTCGTTTTTCCAAATACCTTTTATGGGATATTCCTAGTTTATCCCCTGGAAGGTCTATTTCATGGATTTCATACTCTTTAGATACATTTTTTATCAACACAATTCTTGTCTGATATTTACTTAACAAATCCTTTAATTGAATATTAGATACCCCTAATATTAATTTTAATGTATATTCAGAATTATGTCCTCCACATTTCCAACAATGATAGGCTATCCCATTAGGGGCAAAACCACCATGTAATCCAAAATCATCACAATGGGGGCATTGAACATTAACCCATCCATTTGTTGATTGAACAAAATCAACAGTATAAGCTTTAAATAACCGTGCTATGTCTATCATTAAATATTTCCTAGTTACACTTTATGTAACTTAATGTCAATTAATACAAATAATCAATGTTAAGTTGCAGCAATAGGATTTATGCTGTAATTGTCACCCTAACATTTGGATAACTTGACAACGCTACTGCGTTGAGTCAGGTTGAAGCAGTTGTTAGATGCTCCTCTATTCTCTTCTTGGCTATCTCAAAATACTTATCGTCTTTTTCAATACCAATGAAGTTCCTATTTGTGTTTATACAGGCAACTCCAGTACTTCCAGAACCCATGCAATTATCAAGCACTGTTTCGCCTTCTAAGGTATAGGTCTTTATGAGGTACTCAAGCAATGCGACTGGTTTTTGGGTAGGGTGCAAGCAAGAAGTATCCCTTACCATTGAAATAGTTTTTTTAGGGTATCCGCTTTGCTCTTGTATATATTTACCACCTCTCACCATTGTTGTTTTGTGTGCTTCTCCAACCTTTCCGCCAACTGAACAAGAATTTTTGATAATCCTTTTTTCTTTTCTTGTGTCTTGCGGGTAGTATGCGACAGGATTTTTACTTCCGTTATTTACTCCACCTCTACTGAACACGCAAATATCTTCCGTATCATTTAATGGCATAAACTTTGCGGCGAAAAAATTGCTTGGTCTTTTTTTATTCCACACCCAATCATACTTGTATTGCTTTATGTTGCTTATTCTCAAATAACTTGAAAACGGTTCACTTCCAAACAGCACAATCGCCCCACGGTCTTTAATAATTCGCTTGTACTGTTCCCACAACGGCTCAAACGGGATCACAACATCCCACTTGCAAGCGGTAGTCCCGTAAGGCAAGTCGCACAGAATCATGTCTATTGACTTGTTCAAAATATCCTTCATTTTCTCAAGGCAATCACCATGTATCAGTTGCATTTTTCTCCCTTAGTTGACTATCCGTGTAACACGCTACTGCGGTTACACGGTTGGCAATCCATCTAACATACTGATAACCTGCGAGGGCTATTCGCCCGAGTCAAGTTGATTAGCTTGTTCGGTGTTTTTGGCACCTTCATAAATATCTTTAATCGTATTGGTGTTTCCGCACTTGTCACACTTCATACGACGATTTTCAAAATCATCGCGTGTTGGCTCGTCCCACAAATAGATGCCATTCTTGCATCTCCGGCATATAAGACTGCCCATGATTCCTCCCTATAATCTGTGCCAAAAACTAGGCGCGTATCCGTCTAACAAGCGAAGTGGTTAGACGGTTTAAGCGTCCACCGAACATCAATTATGCTGATCCTCATAACTTTCCGGCGTGGCCGGGGTGGTTGAAGCAGTTGTTAGGTGTCTTTTTTTGTCCGGCAATCGCCCATACATTACATAATAGGCCGACGCGCATAGCCTTTCCCTCTCCTCAAGGGGCAAATCTTTTATTTTATTCACAGGGTCAAATTGACTATAAAGCTCCATAAAACGCTCTCTGATCGTGGCGAGTTCAAGCGCGGCGCTTGCGTAGTTGTACCGTTCATAAGCTGCTTTCTTTTCAGTTTGTGCCTGAGCGTAGCGTAACGGTGCCGCTAAATCATTCAATCCCATTTTCTTCTCCTTTGTTCGCCGTCCGCATATCCAGCGTAGCGATATGTGGCAAGAATCCATCTAACATTAAGATAAGCTGTGAGGCGTAGCCTAATCAGCTTGATCTTGTTGTTGGGCGTTGCGTGGTGCATCCATAATTTCCGATTCAAAAACATATTGACGAGACAGGCACGCCTTATTGGCGTTAGCCTCGTTAATAAAAACACCTTCAACTGAAAAACCGCATCCGCGATCTTCTTCAACAACAACCCACACCTTCATGAAATCCTCCCGGCAACTTGGTTGACTGTCCGTGTAACAAGCTATTGTGGTTACATGGTTAGCGATCCATCTAACATTTGGTTCGCCTGCATTAGTCAGGTTAAGCAGTTGTTAGATGTTTTTCTGCAAGACCACAGTCAGGCTCTATATACGCCAGTGTATCACCGTTATAAAAATCAAGGTCGTGTTGTGTTCCTTTCATACAGACTGGTATCTGACCAAACTTTCTAAAACCTAAAAATTGACATTTTTCGGCTTGTATAAGCTGGCAAGTGTGCCATCCATGTCTGTTGCGTAAAATAGGTATGCAAATATGTGCTTCTTCCATTCCATCCCCCTTTGTTGCCTGCCCGTGTAACAAGCTATTGCGGTTACACGGTTGGCGATCCATCTATCATTGAGTTAAGTGGTCATACTCGATTCGCTTAAACTCGTTGTTAGCCACCCCATTGCTCTGCCATTGCTTTTGCAATACCGGGAAACGTTTTGCTTCTTGCCTTCGCTCTTTCTTCTTGACCGCCTTTTATGTTTCTCATTCCTTCGCACCATCCAATTTTTTTACCTTTGCATTTTTCGCCTTTGCAAATATACATAGGCCCAGGCTCTGGCAACATATTGGTAGGAATGAGTTCCGGCAATCCTTTAAGCCATAAGCAAGTTCGTTTTTTTGCATTGTCACCGAAGTAATACGGATGAATAATTTGATCTGGTTTTCGATAATGCGTATTCATCCATCCTACAGGATTTTCTATTGCTATTCGCGGGCAGTCAGCGTTTGCAAAAAGCATAAAGAAGTCAGCAGCCTCTTTTCGTTTTTGCTCTCTTGCTCTCACTTTCCATTCGGGATTCATTTTCAAACTGTAATGCCTTATACCGGCATTTGTAAGATAAGTACAAGTTGGGAAGGCAATTATCATATCCCATTTTTCAGAAAGCAAGGGAATAACATCTTTCTGTAAATGCCATTCAGGATGACCACCAGAACAAGGGTATAAATCGCATGAGTAGGCTTCATGCCCCAACCGTCTAAACTCTTTTGTAACTGCCTGACTTTCCTCACAGGCTACAAGTATTTTCACCATTCCTCCAATGGGGCTTGGTCGGTAATCCATATAACATCTCTTATACCTATCCACAGACTATCCTTCATCCTTCCCCTCCTTGGGCCTCGGTCTGGATGAGGGCGGCGGCTTCGGAGTCGGTGAGGGCATACTTGTAGCCACATGTGTTATTATCCCATGCGCGGATACGCCGCACAATTTCAAGCGCGTCGTCCTTGGGTGCGGCTAGTGCGGC